GCTTGTCGTGTATTTGACCAACACTAGTGACGGAACCGGCGAAGCAGCCGTTACTAAGGTGGATGTGTCTGAGCTAGCAAAATACCCAGACGGGGCAGGAACAACTTGCACAGGAGTTCGCATTACTAAAGTTTGGTATTCGACAGTTGGGATGGGGGTTAAAGTTCTTTGGGATGCAACTACAGATGTAATTGCGCTCCAGCTCCAAGCTGACTGGAGTGACACTTTGGATTTCTCTTCTTTTGGAGGGATACCTAACGCTTCTGGCTCTGGTAAAACCGGAGATATTCAGTTCACAACTGTTGGACATTCATCTGGTGACACTTACTCCATTGTGTTGGAGATGGTGAAAGAGTTCTAGCTGTGTCTGAGCCACTGGATAGACAGAATCAAATCGACATTATTCAGTTACGCGGGGAGTTAAAGCTTCTATCACAAAAACTGGATGTTATTAAAAGCAACGATCTTCATCATATTCAGAAATCTATTGATATGATCTCCAAAGTTCTTTGGGGAGTAGGGTTTTTAATACTAGGCCAATTGGTGATTGCAATCCGACTCGCTATTTGGACCTGAGGAGGACGTATGGCAACATCTGGATCAGTTGACTTCAACCTTGATATGGCTGAAGTTACTGAAGAAGCCTTTGAGCGATGTGGATTAGAGCTTAGAACTGGTTACGATGCAAAGACGGCAAGAAGGTCTTTAAACCTACTGTTTGCAGATTGGGCTAACAGAGGACTTAACCTATGGACAGTTGAGCAGGTTTCCCAAACCATGGCTCAACTGTCTACTTCTTCTGCAATTGCTACGTACCCCATAGGTGCTATTACGGCTACCGTAGGTGCTTCCGGTAGTTTTTCTGTTGGTGAAACTATTACTGGTGGTACCAGCGGAGTTACCGCAGATATTATTACCAAACCGTCTGGAACTACTATGACTTTGACGGTTCCCAGCGGTTCTTTTACGGCATCTGAGACAATCACAGGTTCCAGCAGTTCAGCTAGCACTACCATAACCGCAGACCCTTCTCTAACCGATGTGCAAGCAACGGTTGATGTATTGGAGGCTGTTATTCAGAGGGATAGCGAAGATTTGTCCATTGTGAGAATGGGCCGCCAAGATTATTTGAGCATTCCAAAAAAGACGACTCAAGGACGACCCACTCAGTTTTACGTGGATAGACAAATAACTCCGACAATTACTGTGTGGCCAGTTCCAGAAAATTCCACAGACACTTTAATTTACTACAGAATTAAGCGTTTGGACGACGCTGATGCAGCTACCAACAACGCACAAATACCTTTTAGGTTTCTACCGTGTCTAGTTGCCGGTCTTTCATACCATATTGCTCTTAAACGTTCTCCTCCGAGAGTAGAAGCGTTAAAGGCTATTTACGAAGAGGAGTTCCACAGGGCTTCTTCCGAAGATATAGACCACGGCGTGCCTCTTAGGCTGGTCCCCAGTTATGCTTCTTTAAGGATTTAAACAGATGCCTAGATTTGCCAGTGGAAAACGCGCATTAGGTATCTCAGACCGATCCGGTCGTGCTTATCACTTAAACGATATGGTTAAGGAGTGGAATGGCTTGCTCGTTGGCCGTGATGAGTATGAGCCTAAGCAACCTCAGTTAACTCCTAGTCGTCATAAAGCAGATCCGCAAGCTTTACGAATAAGCAGACCTGATAGAACGGAGCCTGCTGTATTGGTTCTGCTGCAATTTAACGCCTTAAAATCCTCCTCGAGTGGCTCTAATGTAATCACAGTAACAGAGCCTGGTCACGGAAGAAGCACGGGAGATACTGTACGTTTCAGGGATGTAGAGGCTTTTGATGGGTTTACAGAAACTGTTCTTGAGGTGGATACTGGTCGAACAATAACCAAGGTAGACGATGACAGTTACACTTTTACCGCTAGCAGTGGAACTGCCACTGTGGGCGATATACGAGGCGGTGGTGGATTTGCTTCGGCTGGTCCTGTCACATTGAGCGCATAATTATGGCATTTACCTTTACAACATTAAAAACGGCTATCGAAGACTATACGGATAACTCTGAGACTACTTTTGTTAGCCAGCTTTCTCGATTTATTATTAATACCGAAGAGCGCATTCTCAAAGAGTGTCAGCTTGATGTTTTTCGTAAAAACGTCACTGGATCTCTAACTGCTTCCACTAAATTCTTGTCTAAACCAGCGGACTTTTTAGCGCCTTTCTCTTTAAGCGTAGTTAATAGCTCAAGTAATGAGTTTTTGCTCTATAAGCATGTGACTTTTGTGCAGGACTACACGCCAAATCCCGCTACTGAGGGTGTGCCTCTCTATTACGGCGATTGGAACGATGAGTCTTTTATTGTGTCACCTACCCCCAGTAGTTCACTTAGTGTTGAGCTGCATTACTTTTACAGGCCGACCTCTATTACGGAAACGGCTGATGGAACTAGTTGGTTAGGTACTAATGCAGAATTAGCGATGCTTTATGGAGCTCTGGTAGAGGCTTATATCTTCATGAAGGGCGAGCAGGACATTATGTCTGCCTATGAGACTAGGTTTCAGGAGTCACTTAGATGGCTTAAAAATCTTGGTGAAGCTAAGCAGACAAGAGACGAGTATCGATATGATCGCATTAGGAGAGACGTGGCTTAGTGTCAAGTATAGATGCTTCAACCAATATAGGATCTGCTTTAGTTTATACTTCCAGAAATCAAGGACATACTCCGGAACAGATTGCTGAAATGGCCTTAGGTAAGATGATGGTGGTAGCAGAAGATGCTAACCCCATCATACGGGACCAAGCTATTGAGTATCAAAATCAGTTGCGGGAGATACTTATCTACTATATGAAAAAGATGGCGGCTAGTGAGCGAACAACCTTGTGGTCGTTAATGCGTAGCCAAGGACATGAAGACGTAGCTGAAATTATACGGAGGCTGTAGCAATGGCATTTTCTGGGAATTTTATGTGTACCAGTTTTAAGCAAGAGCTTATGGAGGCTGTGCACAACTTTAAAAACAGCGGCGGTAACACGTTTAGGCTGGCTTTATACACCAACAGTGCCTCTTTTACGGCAGCCACTACGGCGTACACCTCTTCAAATGAAGTGTCAGGGACTAACTACACAGCCAAGGGCAATGAACTCACCCGTGTAGACCCTACCACCAGCAGCACAACGGCGTTCACAGATTTTGCAGACACTACTTGGAGCTCGTCTTCAATCACTGCTCGAGGCGGATTATTGTACAACGACAGCGCCTCTGGTGACCCTTCCGTTATAATCTTGGATTTTGGTGGTGATAAGACCTCCGATGCGGGGGACTTTACAGTTGCTTTTCCTACAGCCTCGTCTAGCGCGGCTATTATTCGCATAGCTTAGTAAGCGAAGGATAGTTAATGGCTTCTACCTTTACTACAAATTTCGGCATTGAAGAGATAGCCACCGGAGAACAATCGGAGACGTGGGGCGACACCACTAATTTTAACTTTGATATTCTCGACAGGATTGCGGCCTATAAGGCCGTGGGCCTTTCTGGCACGACGCATACCTTAACGGTAAGAGAAGCCTCCCCAGGGCAAGGCACGGAAAATCTTCAGGATGGAATGTACCGTGCGATAAAGTTCACGGGAGCCTTAGGAGGCAATAACACAGTCACTGTAGCGCCTAACAGTGCTGCAACTTATTTTATTTTTGAAAATGCCACCACAGATTCAGGCTCAAGTGGCCCATATAGCGTCATTATTAGCCAAGGTTCCGGGGCTAATGTAACCATTGAAAATGGCAAAAATGCCATTGTTTACTGTGATGGGGCCGGGTCTGGTGCGGCGGTAATCAATGCCTTGGGTGACCTTCAGGTGGACACACTTGCGGGCACTCTTTCAACTGCCGCACAAACAAATATTACATCATTAGGAACGCTTACTGCTTTAACGGTTGATGACGTTGCCGTAAATGGCAAAATCATTACGATGACAGGGTCTAGCAGCGACACAGCAGTGTTTACTGCCGGGACTAATGGAACGCTTAGCATTGTCACAACGGATGCCGCAGCCGCCGCCGCAAATATTCAGATCACCGCTGACGGGACGGTAGATATAGATTCGGCGGGTGTACTAACCCTAGATTCGGGTGCAGCAATCAATATTGAACCAGCCTCTGGTTCTGCCATTCTGCTAGATGGCACGATTAGTGTAGATGCGGGTGTGGTAACGGGTGCAACATCAATCACATCAACTGCCTTTGTTGGTAACGTTACGGGCAATACTTCCGGCACTGCTGCAACAGTTACGACTGCTGCGCAACCAAACATCACGTCCCTCGGCACGCTAACAACATTAACCGTTGATAACATTATTATTAACGGTACGAATATTGGCCACACGTCAGATACAGACTCTCTAGCAATTGCTTCCGACGGCGTGGTTACTTTTAGTCAAGTACCAGTATTCCCTGATGACACCGTTGAGACAGCAGACATTCAAGATAATGCCGTCACCCTTGCCAAGATGGCTAGTGGCACTGACGGAAATATAATCAGTTATGACGCATCAGGAAATCCAGTAGCCATAGCAACTGGCAGTGATGGGCAAGTTCTAACCTCAACAGGGGCAGGAAGTCCTCCAGCTTTTGAAGATCCCGCCAGTGGTGGCATGTCATCCTTTCAGCTGGAAGATGATGACGGGACTGAAGTCACAATAAGCAATGCTAAAGAAGTTAAATTTATAGGTGATGGCCTTACTACCAATTGGACCGACACTTCGCACGGCACAGATGGCGATCCAT